TCCCAGGACGCGACAGGATCTTGACAACCGCACGGAGATGAAACTCTCCAACGGGAAGATCCTTCGCGCGAAGTCGTTCGGCTCCCGTCTTCGTGGACGTCACCCACAGCTCATCATCCTGGATGACGTGTTGAACGAGCACAACTCTCTCACTGAGGAACTACGAGAGAAGCTGAACACCTACTTCTACTCTGTTGTAGTCCCCATGAAGGATCGTGGACAGCAGTCTCAGCGCGAGGAAGGGTACAAGCCTCAGATCGTGGTGATCGGTACGCCGCAGCACAAGATGGATCTGTACCACGAGTTGCTAGACTCGGAAGACTTCATCGGGATCCATCAGTCCGCCATTCTAGACGAGGAGAAGGAGCTGACGCTCTGGCCGGAGAGGTACGACTTCCACTACCTCATGCGTCTGAAGGCAAAGATCGGAGCGCTGAACTTTTCCCGAGAGTACCTGTGCCAGCCGATCATTGACGAGACGACGATCTTCCCGCCGTCGCTCTTCAAGCCTCTCTTCGACAAGCACATCTCCTACGAGCCTGTCTACAAAGGACACAACCCAGTTTTCCTCGGCGCCGACTTCAGCGTGCCTGGAAACACGGACGGCGACTACACTGTTCTCTTCGCGATGGAATACGACCCGGACGCGAGCATGTACACCCCGCTCGGGTATTGGAGAGCGCGCCCGAAGACGATCGACGAGCAGCTTCAGAAGATCGAGTTCTTCATGCAGGCGTACAAGGTGACCCTTGGTTACCTTGAGGCGAACCTGTTCCAGCGGATCTACTCGGAGCACTTCGCGCAGAAGGGGAACTACCCGATCGAGGGACACGTCGTCTCGTCGTCCGGAAAGAACTCCTACACCACCGGGCTCGTGTCGATCCGTCCGCTGCTCGAACAGGGGAAGATGCGGTTCCCGTACAAGACTGACAAGGACAGACTCATGACCCAGCAGCTCATGGAAGAGTTCAACGGGATCGTTCAGAGGAAAGGGAAGATCACCTCGGAGTCGGCGCATGACGATATCCCCATGGCGGTCTGGCACTGCTACTCCGCCAGCCGGGCGTACACGGACTTTGAGTCGGATTGGTCATGATACGAACAGTGTTGAGTCTAATTAGGATGCTGTCCGTGCGGAATGGCCAGTACGAGGGGAAAGGGTAGAGAGGACAAGCCATGGCAAGCATCAACCAGCGTCTCAGGAATATCATCGGATCCAGCCTGGGTGCAGACATAGTCGAGCAGAACATCGAGAAGGCTCTGAGCGCAGCTCAGTCTGCTTCCTCACAGGGTCTCAGCGCTCCCAACACGATGTTCTTCGATCCGCTTCAAATGTTCATGGGCCGGGAATGGCTCTTGAAGCAGAACGGGCAGGGTCTCACTTACGCGGATCTCCGCGCTATGGCGACCAATCCTATCATCGCAGCCATCACGGGGACTCGCGTCCAGCAGATGGCGGGTTTTATGCAGCCCGCGCGTGCAGCCCATGATCAAGGCTTCGTCCTCCTATCCGATGACGAGGATGCTCAGACGAATGATGAAGCGAAGCGGGAGATCGAGACGTTCCTGCTGTCTTGCGGGATGTGGGGCTTCGGGGATTCGACCCTGGAGGACTTCTGCCGGAAGTTCATGATGGACAGTCTGGTTCTCGATCAGGCGTGCGCTGAGGTGGTGCTGCGCAGGAACCGAGAACCGGCGTACTTCGTCTCCGTCGATTCTGCCACGATCCGATTGCTCAAGACGAGCCTGGACGCCCATCTCCCGCCCGGCGATGAGCCTCTCTACGCCCAGGTGCTGCACGATCGGATCGTGGCCAACTACAGCGAAAATCAGATGATCTTCGGGGTCCGCAACCCTTCGTCCAGCATTTTGTCTCTGGGGTACGGGACGAGTGAGCTGGAGAAGTTGGTGAGGGTTGTCACCACGATCCTGAACGCCGACAAGTTCAACTCAGGGCAGCTCACGCAGGGTGGACTCCACAAGGGCCTCGTGGTTGTGAAGGGAGATGCTACGCCCGATCAGTTCAACTCCTTCAAGCGAGACTTCCGTGAGGCAGTCCGTAACGCAGCGGACTACTGGCGTCCGCCCGTCCTGAAGGTCTCCAAGGATTCAGAGATCGACTGGGTGACTCTGGATAAGTCCAACAGGGATATGGAGTACGCTCAGCTCTTCGACTTCCTCGTGAAGCAGGCCTGCGGCGTCTACCAGATTGATCCGATCGAGATCAACTGGTCTGTCGGAGCTTCCGGAGGCCGGCAGACTTTTGAGAACAGGCTCAGCGACAAGGTGCGAGCGTCACACAAGAAGGGTCTCCAGCCTCTCCTTCGCTTCTTTGCTAAGGAGCTGACCCTCAACATGATCTGGAAGCTCGACCCTCGATACCGGATCGATTTCAAGGGTCTGGGCGCCGACAGGCGTGACGATGCGGACACGCGTCAGAAGGAAGTGACCACCGTCAAGACGGTGAACGAATCGCGGCAGGAGCTGGGTCTGACCCCGTTGAAGGGAGGAGATATCATCCTCGACGACAACTTCGTCGCCGCCCACTTCGAGACCTTCGATGCTGATAGAGACCTCACCGAAGCACAGACGGAGGCTACAAAGGCGGCTGCCAAGGCTTCCAAGAAGGCGTCAGAGCCGGGAGATCAAGAAGACGGGCGACCGCGCCCCGGAGAGAACGGACCGCCCGGCGCAGACTCGGACGAGTAGATGCCCACGGTTGAACGCAGGCGTGTGCCTCGCTTCAGGATCTTGACGGGCATAGGCTCTCAGGCTCTTCGTGAAGCAGATAGGTTGCTCGGAGAGACAGTAGGGAACATACGGCAGGTGCTTCGAGCATCCGCCCCGGACCCCACTGACAGCTCATTGATTCGGCCGCCGGAGCCGAATGCTCCCTTGACTAAGTCGCCGCTGATTGCGGAAGACGAACGGTTCGAGAGGAGCTTCGCTGCGTTCACCCACGCGCAGCGCCTGAAGTACGACGCGCCAGACCCCCTCACGGTCTTGCCGCGCCAGCTTCAGGATAGGCTCCTGGCGGCCATCCCTTTCAGATCGGGAGTGCTCTTCCCGGACACCTCGCAAGCCGTGCGACCGGCGAACCCCATTTCCTTCCAACCGAGATTGGTGCCTCTGACGATCGTGACCTCGCTCGCGGAGCCGATCAAGAGTGTCGAATTACGGGAAGTTTTGCGGGGGGACCGCAAAGAAACTCCGCGATTGATCAAACACCCCGGATTGGATGTTTTCACAGTAGTGGAGGGTGGCACCACCTGGCTGGCAGCGCAGATGCTAGGCATGGAAGTCCTTCTAGTTCAGGTAGCTAGACCTCGCAAAGTGGTCCCGGTGACGCCTGCGGACGGCCCGATCTTTCCCATGGATGATCTAGTTGGCCTCGCCCAGCAGCTCACAAAGTTCCACATCTACAGAATCCCTCCGGCGTTGGAGCGGCTCGCGGCCCTGGCAAGGCGCACAACCCGAGACATCTTCTCAACGGTGATAGATGGGCGAGAGCATACCGATGAGGAAGAGGCGAGGGACCGAGCGGCTCGGTTGACGATCCAGAGGATCGACTTGCTTCACGAGCTTGAGGAAGCCGAGATCATGATGGGGACACGAGTCTCCATGGCCCGAGCGAAGGCGGAGGGAAACCCAGCGGTTCGAAAACTGAAGCGGCTCGAAGACAGCGCGGACAGGATCTTTCTGAACGTACAGCAACGCTTCATGGAGTTGAGAGAGGAACGAGACGCGGCCCTGTTGGAAGCGAAAGCGCTGGCAGAAAAGGAACTGGCGTTCTTCCCCTCGGTCTGGGTGTCCAACCCTTTCATTCTGTGGGGCGAAAGCAACAAACCGTTGACAATCGAGGAGCTGGCGACAGGCCGTGTTGTTAAACGCTGAAACTCAAAACCTAATTGACCGTCTGATTGACGAAGGGTTGAGCCGATACTCCTCGTTCGCGATCGGGCAGTCGTTGGCACGCCTGAATCCTATTGGGATCGGGTCCGGGCCAAACGACGCTGTGCTAGTGCAAGCCTATCTCGCTGGCAAGGTGGCCGCGGTAGTGGGCGTGGACAACGCGCGCCGCATGACGGTCCCCCAGCTTCAGTCAGTCATTCATCAGCGCGGAGTGGTTCTCACGAACTTCGACAGGGAGCTGCTCTCCCACCTCATGGTCGAGACCGAGCAGTGGCTGTCCGGGCGCGCGGATGCCGCTAAGGCAAAGTTCAAGGAGAAGGTCCTGGCTCTCGACCAGCAGTACCGAGGAGAGCTGACGAACCTGGACTCACAGGAAGGGATCGGAAATCTTCGAGACTCGTTCTTGAGTGACTTGGAAGACGAGCTGGGTACATTCGCAGTGGGGGTTGCGGGAGACATCGACCGCGTGAACCAGACACAGATGGCGGGCTTCTTCCAGACGGCCTATGTCTCTGGCGCCGCAGCAGACACTGTGATCTGGAAGTTGCCGCGAACGACAGCAGAGAAACACTGTCTTCGTATCTATCTCAATCCAGACGGGTCCCCTCGAACAGAACGGCTCGGAAAGGTGCGGGGCAGGACCAACATCGGCAAGCCGGCCTCTGCCTGGCAGTTCGTTGTGGGTCCGACACACCCGCACTGTTATTGCATTCTCTACACCTCAGACGACAAAAAGCCGCTAGGGTCTTCAGGAAGCCGCGCCAGAGCCTTCGGCGCCGCCGTGAATCCTTCGGAAGCTGGGATCGGACGGCTGCAACGTGCCGCCGACACAGGGAAAATCACGGAATGTTGTGAGCCCGGAGAGGTCCCGGGACACATCAAAACCACAATCTCCGCTGTCAAAGCAGAATACGGAGAAGATTCCCCGGCACGCTGATCTCTGTTGGCAGGCTGGTAGATGGGGGAAGAGATGAATTGGCGTGACCTACCGGATCTAGACGAGGCGCTCGCGGGACCTCCGTCTTCACTGGCCCTTGGGTTCATCCAGCTTCTGAAGTCCTCAGAGGATGAAGAAGTCTGGAAGTTCGCGGGCATTGCCTCGGATGAATCCGAGGATGTGGACGGCGACAAGATCCTGCGAAAGCATCTCGACATCTCCTACGCAGCCGATCGAGGCTTCGTAAATTACGACCACAGCAGGGCGCCCGAGGATCAGATCGGCTTCCTGACGAGTGTCGAGATTCTCGATGAGGACCGTATCAAGAGCCTCCGAGAAGAGCTGGGAGTCGAGATCAAGGATAGCGCGACGGTCTATGTGCAGGGGCAACTCTACAAGCACGTTGATCGCGCGAAGGCAGTTGCGGGGATTCTGAAGTCGGCTCCGAAGGGAAAGGGGCTTGGCCTCTCGCTCGACGGTGTCGCGGCCCGAACCAAGAAGGGTGAGGGCCCGATCATCAAGGCCTACGTTCGTGGGGTTGCAATCACTCCTATTCCTGCTCACCCAAACACCATGTGCCAGCTCATCAAGTCTCTCAGGGAGGCGGATGTTTCTCACACACGAAAGGCTCTGGCAAGACAGCTTCCGGCAAACACGATCGAAGAGATCGCTGCCGCCGTGGGGCGTGTTCTGTTGAAGAGTGAGCGTGTGGGGAAAGAGCATAAGGCGCTCTCGCGGGACGAAGCGGTCATGTTCATTTTGAAGAGCAGACCCCAATGGTCCTACGAAATGAACATGAC